TTCTTTTTCTTTTTCTTCTTCTTCATTTGGTTTTGTGTTTTTGTTTTTATCTTTATTAAAAAAAGACAACAAAGAACCATTTCCTCCTGTGGTAGGAATCGGTATGTCAAAATCAACCTGAGCATATTTGTGGATGGGAATCCAACCATTACTTATGCCTGTTTCTATCCATTGTTTTTTAGATATTTTAATCAAGGTAAATTGGTTCCCCTGCGCCAAGCCTTGCAGCTCCAATATCTTGCAGAAGTCCTATCTTTTGCTGTATCGCATTTATGCCTAGCTAAAAAACTCTTCTGCCTTGATGGCTTGTTTCTTTTTATGCTTAAAGTCTTTTCTCCTTTAGCTTTGGCACTTGATCCGCCGTGTCCGAAATTAACTTTTTTAACATTTCCACTTTTAGGATCTTTTACGTATACCTTAAATTTCTTAACATCACCCTTCATTATTTTGCCAAGCTGAACATCTTTACCCTTATGCTTTGCAGCTTCTTTTTTCATTTCATAATTTTCTGAATTGAATTCAAGCATAAATATCTCCTTAAAAAGAACAGTACGGTTTTTTACGCCGTACTGTCTATATCCCCTTTATTGTATTATATAGTATTTATTATTTTATGAATTATGGGGACTTGCGGGGTGTGTAATCTGCCATTATGCTTACTGTTATATCGTAAAAATGCTTTCTCCACTCTGCAGAAGTAACATATTTATATTTTAAATTTCCATTTTCTTTCATTTTATGTATAAAATCATTGACATCTAAACCTTCTTCGTATGCTTTCATGATTTCAGAAGTTACTGGTGGAGCATTAATTCCTTTTGGAGTATCCTTTCGTACAACAAGAACTTTGTCATTTTCAGGCCTTTGTGTTACATCAACATCAACTATTCTTATAGTTTGTAGCGGAAATGCTTCAATATCTTCAATATCAAACACTACTTTAAGACACGCTTTTCTAAATTTATCATTTATTAATGATTCTATAGATTTACTTAAGTTTTGCCTCCAACTTTCAAAAGCTATTACTTCTTCATGAGTTGGATCATTGGTATTACCTAAATAATCTATTATAGATTTACAATGATTTAATCCGTCTGCGTCAAAGCAAAATTGAGTATTCCATGGCTTTGAGCACACCATTTTGCCTTCTTTTAAATGAAAATCAACATTTACTTGATTCCTAGGGAATTTAGTATCTGACATAGTGATGTATATTTCATTAGCAACTAATTTAGTTAAATCTTCCGACAAAAAAGTTTGAACATTATTATTTAATACAGACATGTTATACCTCAAAGAGATTAATTTCGAAAACTTCTGTGGCTATAAGGAAATAAATTTATCGTTTATGAACGAAAGAAATTTTATTCCCTTGTCTGTCTTTTTCGGTCCAAACGGCACTGGTAAAAGTACTATACTAAGTGGAATAAGAATAATATCTAATCCATATCAATTTTACGGAAGAGAAAATGATTTATATTTTAGAAAAATGATATTTCATGAAGATTATGATCCAACTTATTCTGGTTTTATTGCTAGTAGTAGAAAATTAAGTTTAAAAGGTGTCTTTTTTGACAACACAGGGAAAGAGTATTTTTCTCATATTGATCAAAATGGTATTGTTGAAACAACACTTCCTAGATACAACTCAGATCAAGAAGGTTGGTCTATTTTTACCGATGCAGATCATCCAATTAATTTAAATAAGTTTCAACTTAAATGGGAAGCAGCTGATAAATTCCTAGAAATTGCTTCGTATGTATATGGACTACCTATAGAGTTAGGAAAAACTGTAGAGACACATGATCTTAATGATACCGCTAAATTTTATCAAGATCTAATTATACATAAAAAAGAAGTAAAAGTACATTTCAAAAGAATGAGTGATGGAGAAAAGAAAATAGCAACATTGCTAAGAACAATTTGTAATGAATCTGTTATGAACCCAAGTAAAATATGTCTTATAGATAATGCTGAAATGCATATATATTTCAAGAGACATCCAGGGCTTGTTAAAAGACTTATTAATAATTTTCCTGACACACAATTTATTACGACTTCACATAGCTATAATTTTATTCAAGCGGTCAAAGAAAGCTCAGGAGACAATTCTTTGTTTGACTTAGAGAAGTTTCATGGGTTTGATATAGTAAGGTATGAATAACCACTGAACCCGAAGGGTTCTGTGCCGAGACGCGAAGCGTCGAGGGGTAATTAAAGAGAATGTCGTCATCTTCGATGACTCCATGAGTCGATCTCATTCCTGCGTCATGAGATCGAGGCTCTACAAAATCCGTTTCTGTTTAGTATCACTTGTAAGTGATACTATTGTCCCCAGTCAATCGCCACTCTATAATACATTCTAAGAATTTTTCATATAGAGGACACACTCCCATCTTTCTTAGAAAGCCGTTTCTGTTAATAAATTAAAATTATATAAAAGACCAATTATACAAACGTATGTATCAGAGGAATTATGCAGATTCCTTGGTTTCTGTCCAGTAGTCGAACCTATTTGGGTTTTAGCCTGACGATTCTTCCGCCGCGTCTGGAGACACGCTACCAGGATAGTTGGGACGTTATCCTCTGGCCGATTTTATCCTGTGCCACAATGTAATTCAAATATGTTATCTCAAACTGCAAACTCGAGATTAACGTTTCTCGGCAAAAAAAGAAGTAAAATTTTGCATAAGATGGTAATAAAAATGTTATGAGTTTATCTTTATATCCTAATGTGATTAATAAAAATATATTTGTTTCAGACACAGCGCCTTCTTACGCTGTTTCTGGAGATAATTGGTTTAATACATTAAATGGTGTCTTATTAGTGTTTATAAGAGATGATAATGGTAATGGCTACTGGATTGAAACTGGATCTTCAGTTAAAACGGGATAAAAATGTTTAATTTTCCAGATCCAAATTCTCAAAATACTTTTTCATTAGGTGAAAAAACATGGAAATGGAATGGTTCATATTGGGAGATCGTAAAACAAATCGTTGTTAGCGATGGTATAAAATATTATCAACAAGACGATGCTCCTTCTGGAGTGAACTTAGGAGATAGATGGCTTAATACTCAAAATCTTACAGAATATGTATATGTCCAACTTCAGTCAGATCCTGATGAGTTTGGATGGATGGATTTAACTGGCGATTATCCAGGAGAGGCTTTTTTAGGAGGATAAATGGCAACCGCATTAAAATCTACAGGTTTTCCGCGCAGTCCTTCCAATGGGGATGAGTACAGCGTTAATGGTAAAAAATGGAGATACAATGTAAATATTCCAGGCTGGGAAGCCCTACAAATAACAGATGTAAAGTCTATAAAAAAAGACACAACTAATAACCAAGTTTTATTTGGAAATGAAAACTCATTAGGCAGCACTTCTTTCACTATTGGTGACAACATAGAACTTAATGCTATAACTAAGACCATATCTGTAGTTGATGGAATTAGCAGTGGATTAGATGCTGATTTAGTTCAAGGCATAAATGGATCTTATTTAAATAACAATCTGAGATCAGGTGTTTTGTATGGCGGAGTATTGTCTGTTAATGTTTCAGATCCTTCTAAATTTGACATCAGTGCAGGTTCTGGTGTAATAATCAGTCAGACTGGTGGTGGAGCTTCTGGTATATCAGATCCTGTTACTGGGTCTTTGGTTGTTTCTTGGTCGTCTCAATCATCAATAAGTTTATCTAATATATCTTCTGCGGATACAACATGGATCTATGTTAATTCAAATGGAGTAATAGGTCAGCAGACTGGAGTTTTTAGCTCAGAAAACTACAAAGAATATATTGTTATAGGCGCTGTTGTTCATCCTAATAGGTCTACAATATCTTTTACTTCTAATTTATCAAATGTTGTTTTTGGGTCATTACATCAGTATGATGAATTTATAAGAAGCTTAGGTCCTGCTAAAATATCTGGACATAGAATTTCTGCTAATGGCTCAAATATGAAGTTGAATCGCAGCTCAGGTTATTCGTATTTAATAGGATCTAATTATGTTTTAGATTCTGGTCATCCAAATATAAAATTTGATTCTGGCTATTCAGATCCATCTATACATAGATATTATTCTGATGGTTCTTCTGGATTCAATATAAATATATCTTCATCAGTTGATGGTTCTAAATATGACAATGGATCAGGTACTTTGCAAAATGTATCTTCTTATGAATGGTCAATACAAAGAATGTTTTATTATCCAGGTCAAACTGGAATATTGATAATATATTACGGTAATTCAGTATATGCTTCATTGTCAGATGCCATTTCTTCACTGGTAGAAGAAAACTTTAATGAATCCACAAATACAAAATCAAATGCGATATTTTGTGGATGGATAATAGTAAAAGGTTCTGCAACTCAATTAAACAATTCTTCTGATGCAAAAATAATACAAGCAAGTATATTTAGAGAAGTAGTTTCTGGAGTCGGTTCAGGCGGTAGCTCAATATCGTTTATATCTGAATTGTCGGATGTGGAAACTTCGTCGCCATCAGTTGGTCAACTTTTAGTTTGGGACGGTTCAAACTGGACAAATCAAACACTTACAGGAAAGATATCCTACGTATCATCACCTTCGGCTCCTAATGTTGCTTTGTATAATGCTGGTGACAGATGGTACAATACATCAACAGGCATAGAATATACGCTTATAAATGATGGAGATGATCTATATTGGGTAAATATATACATAAGTCCAAATGAAGATTATATAATGAGTGAATTGACGACTTTTATGAAATACGTCAGTTCGCCTACAGCTCCAAGCGTTAGTCTATATAAAACTGGTGACAAATGGCTTAATACTTCTACAGGAACAGAATTTACTCTTATTGATGATGGTTCTGGTACTCAATGGGTTAATCTAAATACTAATTTTATATCTCACATACATCCTATTTCTGAGATAACAGGTTTACAGGGCGAATTGGATTCTAAAATAGAGTTTTCTTATGACCCATATTCTCCTGTTTCTCCAAATTTAGGTGACAGATGGATAGACTCAGATACTGGAGAAGAATATGTATATGTTTATGATGGAATATCGTATCATTGGATTCAGCCATCTTCAAGTACTTTTTATGGTGCAATAACTTTTAACACAACAATTGTAAATTCATCTTCTTATTATTCTACTAGTACTGATTATTACATTGGAGTTAATTATTCTGGACTTGTTACAATTATTCTTCCTCAAAATCCATCTAATGGAAGAATAATAATAGTAAAAGACGAAAGTGGTGAAGCAGGTTTTTCAAGTAGAATGATTACAATACAACCTTATGATGTTTTAGATACTATTGACAACGATTCATCAGCAATAATAAATATCAATAATGGCGGTATTCAGTTCATATACAGAAATGGTTGGAGAATAGTATGAGTTATTTGTTTAATGATCAAGTCGCTTTTAGAGGTGATGCCATAGATGCATTCGGTAGGCTTAAAGTAAGTCAGCCATTTACTCTTTTTGATTCTCAACACAGGTATCAAGAAAATGACAAATGGGATACTTCAACATCCTCAGGGGGTTCAACTTCATACGCAACAAATGAAAGTTGCATAAACGTATCTGTTACTACAGCTTCTGGATCTAAGGTAACTAGAGAAACAAAAAGGGTATTTCCATATCAGCCAGGCAAATCATTATTAATTTTTAATACTTTTGTATTTGCTCCTAAGAAGACAAATTTAAGACAACGTATTGGATATTTTGGCACTCAAAATGGCATATATTTAGAGCAAAGTGATAATACGGTATACCTTGTTTTGCGCACATATACAGGTGGATCTGTTGATGACACTACGTATAGAGTTGCCCAGTCTTCTTGGAATGGAGATAGGTTTGATGGTACGGGTTCTAGTGGAGTCACATTAGATTTTACGAAGGCTAATATTTTTTGGATAGATATTGAATGGCTTGGTGTTGGTGATGTCAGGGTTGGTTTTGCTGTTAATGGAAGACCTGTGGTTGCACATACGTTTTATAATGCAAATCTAAGAACTACCACATATATGACTACCGCATCTTTGCCACTAAGATTTGAGATAGAAAATACAGGTACAACGGATTCCGTTTCATCTGCAAAGCATATATGTAGTAGCGTAATGTCAGAAGCTGGCTACGAAGGGTTTAGTAGAAGATTTAATGTTACAAAAAATGGATCAACTGCAACTACCTTAACTACAGGTGGGACTCAGTATCCAATGGTTTCTGTTAGACTTAATTCTAGTCGTCTTGATTCTATAATAATACCATCTAATATAAGTTGCGTTCTTGAAGAAACCACTAGTAATAAGCCTGATACTGTTTTATATAGAATATTACTTAATCCCACATTAACCAATGCAAGCTGGTCAACTCACTACAATGGAAACGTTGATTATGACATAAGTGCAACAGCTGTTTCTGGTGGTACTGACATAATAGGTGGATATATAAGCAGTAGCGGAAGTCTTTCAGTTTCTAATATAAATGACTTTAATTTCCAGATTGGTAGAACACAGGCTGGTGTAAGTGATGTTTTTACTCTTACTTTTACACCAGTGAATGCAGGAGCAAAAGTATTTTGTGATTTATCCTGGTTTGAAATAGTATAAAATAGGAAATATATAAATATATAAATATAATATATTATGCCATTAATTAATTTTCCATCATCTCCTTATACAGGTCAAACATACACTTTCAATGGTAGAACATGGGAGTGGAATGGGTACGCATGGGATGTAGGTGTTGCAATTTCTGGAGGAGGTGGCGGTGGCGGCGCGGATTATCTTTCCGATTTAAATGACGTAGAATTGCTAGACCCGTATGTCGGACAGGCTTTGGTGTATAACGGAGCATACTGGGAAAACGAATATGTTGTTAACACAGTAAACGGAATAAATGGTGATGTAGTAGCTCTTTCAGATATGCCTACAGTCATCTCAGGTGTAAATTTTGATGCTAACTTAGGTACAATATCAAATTTAAATATAATTCAAGGTAATAATGGTTCTTCAAGTGTTTTAACTATCATTGGAGATTTAATTGTAACAGGAAATATTACTGCTACAACTCCAGGCACTACTATAGAGGGTGATACGATAGATACTAATCTAGAAGATATAGACGGAGGAACTTACGCTTGATTCAGGTAGAAAGATAAGTTAAAAAAGCAAATAGGAGTAAACATGGCAACAAACCCAACAATTCAATTAAAAAGAAAAACAACAAGCGGTACACCTTCTTCTTTGTCTATAGGTGAACCAGCTGTAAACACTGCTGATAATCAGCTTTTTATAGGCGTAAATTCTTCTGGAATAAAATGGGTTGGCGCTGAAATAGAGAATAGCTCAACGAACGGTACCACTTGGAGTAGTGATTTAAAGTTGGCCACTAAGAAAGCCATTGGAGATTATTTTGCTCCACTTTCAGGGGCAATTTTTACTGGAGACATTACTCTTTCAGGTGGATCTGATATAAGATTCAGAGAAACAGGTGGCGGAACTGACTATGTTGCTTTTCAGGCTCCTTCAGCTGTATCTACTGGAAACGTAACTTTAACTCTTCCTGGTTCTTATGCAGCATCAGACGGCTATGTATTGTCTTCTACTACTACAGGAACTTTAAGTTGGATAAGCGCTGGTTCTGCTTCTAGTGTTACGATAACTGAGGCTTCTAGCAATGCTTCTTATAATTTAGTTTTTACTGATGCTACTTCTACAACATCTGCAAGTCTATTTATAGACAGTGATGATTTAATATCTTATAATCCAAGCACAAATCTCTTGACATTAGGGGGAGATCTTGCAATAAATGGTGCTGACATAACTACTACAGCCACAGGCAATGCAACTTTATTCGATTCCAGTGCAACTGGCGTATATGTTGGAACTGGTGCTGCTACAGATGTTAGAATAGGAAAAACAGACAATACAGGTACAACAAGAATTTATGGTGATTTAGCGTCAGCAAAAGGAGCAATTACTACAAGTGCATCTACTGCTAGTATATTTAATACAGGGGCAACAACTCTCAATATCGGTGGTGCATCTACATCTACGACTATAGGTAGCTCAGTTAGTGGTACATTAACTCTTGGTTCTCCTACAGTAGTTGGCCAGTCAACAAGCCAAGCTCTTTACAACACTGGTGCAACGACTATGAACTTTGCTGGAGCAGCTACGGCTATAACTATGGGAGATGCTACAAGCGCAACAACCACTATAAGAGGTGGAACTCTTGTAGGTAACACTACAACTCAGAACCTATTTAACACAACTGCAACTACTCTTAATCTTGGAGGCGCAGCCACCACTGTTTCTATTGGTGCAGCTACGGGTACCACAACAATAAACAATGCAAACACTGTTGTTACAGGAGACCTTGCGGTCAATGGTGCTGATATTACTACTACAGCTACAGGTACTGCAACACTTTTTAATACCAATGCAACAACGGTTAATATAGGCGGAGCTGCCACAAATATGACCATAGGAGCTTCAACTGCCACTATTAACCTTGGTGGCGGCACAACTGGCGCTACCGTTGTGATAAAAGGCAACCTTCAGGTAGATGGAGTAACTACAACAATAAATTCAACTACGCTATCCGTAGATGATAAAAATATTGTATTAGGTGCAGATAACACTTTAGATACTGCTGCTGATGGAGGTGGCATAACTCTTAAGGGTGGATCTGACAAGACATTTAATTGGGTTGATGCTACTGACGCTTGGACCTCTTCTGAGCACATGAATTTATTAACAGGAAAAGCTTATTACATAAATGGAACTTCTGTTTTAAATTCAACAACTTTAGGTTCTACTATAACTTCATCTTCTCTAACAACAGTCGGAACTATAGCTTCTGGTACTTGGAATGGAACTGTAATAGGTCTTTCATATGGAGGAACAGGAAAGGCTTTAACTGCCGCTAATGGTGGAATAGTCTATTCAGATGCAGATAGTTTTGAAATATTAGGTGCTGGAACTTCAGGTCAGGTACTTACTTCTGGTGGCGCTGGTGCTCCAACTTGGACTACTCAGTCTTCTTTGACAGCAGGAACAATAACAACTACTAGTGATAATACAAATGCAGTTAGGTATTTGGTATTTTCAACTTCAGCTGGAGCAGCAAAAACATTATATGTGGATGACACTACAGGGGTATTGAGCTATAATCCTAGTGTTGGAACTCTTACTTCAACTAATTTTGCTTGTAGCGCCACAACAGGTGTTGTTTCTACAAATATCATAAATTCATTCGGATTAGACGGAAATGTTGTTATTACATCTCAGGGTAGCGATACTGGTGCTGTGTTGACCTTAACTGGCTCTGCAGCTCCTGGTGCAGAAAGCATTACTTTAGGTGCAGGTTCTGTGTCTATTCAAGGTAATGTAACAATGGGAGGTATTGCATCTTCAATAGAGTTGCCAACTACTTTTACTATTCAGGATTCCGCAACAGTTAGTAACACTTTAAATATAGCAACTGCTGCAACAGCTTCTGGAAACACTAAAACTCTTAATTTAGGAACAGGTGCTGCATCAGGTTCTACTACCACTATAAATATAGGTTCTGCAAATGGTGGCACGACAACAATCAATAGCGCAAATACAGTTGTTTCAGGCGATCTTGCAGTAAATGGCGGAGATATAACTACAACGACTACAGGAACAGCGACTTTATTTAATACTACTGCTACTACTATCACAATCGGTAGTGCGGCTGGTACTATAAACTTGGGTAATAGTACAACGGGTGCTACTATCCGCGTAAGAGGTATTCTTCAAGTAGATGGAAACACTTCACTTGCGACAGTGACTGCTGGCACGTGGAATGGCACAGCAATAGGAGCTGCATACGGAGGAACTGGTCAAACTTCTTATACTGTAGGCGATCTTGTTTATGCTTCTGGATCAACTGCAATCAGTAAGCTTTCTGCTTCGTCTACTGCAGGAGCAGTTTTGGCAAGTACTGGATCTGCTTCAGCTCCAGAGTATAAGACGATATCATTTACAAATGGATCTGTAACTTCTGGATCAGGAACTTTAACTTTAGCGGTACAGAATGCAGCGGCAGATAGTAGCACAAAAGGTATAGCTACATTTGACTCAACGCAATTTGATGATTCATCTGGACTAATAACTTTAGGCACAATAGACGGCGGCACTTACGCATAATAAAACAATTAAATACAATTAAAAATAAAATAGAAATCTCAAAAATTTCTATTTTATTTTTTGAGTCGATATAAGTATGGAGGTAAAATGGAAGAAAAACTAGAATTTTATGAAAAATTTCTCGTACCAGTTTTAAAGAAAAAAATATATGACGTTCAGTCTATACTGTCTGATTTAGAAGCTCATGTTCTTTTTTTAAAAGATAAGGTTTCTGCTTTGCAGTCTGAAAATGAAAGTATAAAATCTAAAATAAATTCACCTGGAGATTCTTATGAATAATGACAATTCTTCAGAGTCGATTAGATTTTATGAAAGAGCTCTTATCCCGCTATTAAAATCTAAAAATGCAGAGATGTCTATAGCGATTAGTGAGCTTGAATCTCATATATTACTTAAAAATAATAAAATTCAAGAACTGGAAAAAAGAGTAAAACAATTAGAAACAAAAAACAATTTTTATGAATCATCTATAAAATCAGAAAAGGTTAATGAGATAATAATTGAAGATATAAATACCTCATCTAAAAAAAGATCAAAAAAAGTGTGATATAATTGAATGGCGACTAATCCAACAATAAAACCAAGGAGAGGTACTGCTGCTCCTGGAACTGGTTCTATAAGCCAAAATGAATTAGCTGTAGATACAACTAATAAGAGGATATATATTGGTGCAGCAGATGGCTCTGGAACCTTAATAGGCTCTGCTCCTGGTGGATCTGACACTCAGGTTCAATTTAACGACGGCGGTAATCTTGGTGGTGACTCTGGTCTTACATATAACAAGACAACAGATACTTTGATAGCAGGCAGGGTAGAAACAACAGGATTTGAAGCAAAAACCGTTGGCGGTGATGAAGGTGGAGAAATATTATTAGGAAAGGCTGTAACAAATACTACTCTAACTGGAACTGGTGTTACCATTGATGTCTACCAGAATAGGCTAAGGTTCTTTGAGCAAGGTGGAACAGCCAGAGGCGCATATATTGATATTAGTGCTGCAGGCGCAGGGG